GCCCTTTTGCGCTACCCGCAGTTCAGGGTGTTTAGGGTCTGGGAGGTCATGGGTGCCACGGTAGCACAAGACGGCGCGGAACACGACAAACCAAACGATCCGTTTTGTGTTAGGCCGTTAGACAGGCGTACAGGGCGCTTGCGTTGTTTATCGTTACACATTAGAATCTTTGCTATGGGTGGATGCATTGTTTGTGGCGGTTCGGTTGCTACTCCTGCGCGTGGTCGCAGGCCAAAGTTTTGTTCTGGGCGTTGTCGCGTGAAAGCGCACCGCGATCAGAAGCGTGTTGTCGAGGCCGTGCCTGCGGAGTTGCGTGAGCGTGCCCGGTGGATTCGTCATCAGCAGAAACGCCCGATGGCTGTTGGTGGTTGGTGGGCTTCGGTCACGGATCCTTCGCATTGGTCAACGTATGACGATGCAGCTGATTCGCCTCACGGTGACGGGCTCGGTTTTGTGCTGAATGGTGACGGTGTTATCTGCATCGACCTAGATGATTGTGTTGTCGATAATGTGCCGAACTCGTTGGCTCGTCAACTGATTCAATCTTTGCCTAAGACCTATGTGGAGTTTTCTCCCTCTGGTCGCGGGTTGCATATTTGGGGTTTTGGCACGTTGACTGTTGGTCGGAAGTTCGAGCGTGACGGTTTGAAAATTGAGGTGTACCCGAATGGGCGTTATCTGACAGTGACGGGTCGCGCTTACCGTTCGGCTCCGTTTGCATTGTTAGACCTGACTAGGTTGCTAACCTAGAGTCATGCCTAACCCTCCGAAGCCTATTGAACAGAAACGTCTTCTTGGCAATCCCGGCAAGCGTGCCATGCCTGGGGAGGAAAGCACGATCACGTTGTTTTCTGGGAAGGTCGAACCGTTAGCTCCGCTTGGTGAGGCCGGTCAGAAGCTGTGGGACTCGGTGTTCAATGACGGTGAGTTGTGGATTTCCCCGCGCACTGATGTCGCGTGGTTGCAGGTTGTGTGTGAGTTGTTGGATCGGCGTGAGGTGTTGAAGCAGGAGTGGATGGCTGACCCGGCTGACCGCAAACTGAACATGTCTTTGCTTGAAACGGAGAAACTGCTGCAGTCTGGTTTGGGGTTGCTGGGTTTCACGCCTACGGATCGCAGTCGTTTGGGTGTTGCTGAGGTGAAGGCGAAGTCGAAGCTTGAGGAGCTTATGGAGCGTCGCGCTAATCGTGAGGATGCTCGTGGATAGTTGGCCTCCGAAGTGGCTGACTCCTATTCCTGAAGAACAGTTGGCGCGTGGCAGGGTTGAGGAGCCTGTTGCTGATTTTGTTGAGGCTTTTGGTCGTATCACGAAAGACTCGGTTGCTGGTCGTGCGGGTTCTCCGTTGGTGTTGCGTGATTGGCAGAAGCTTCTTCTCGAACATTTGTTCGCATGGGATGAGGAGGGTTTGCGTAACCGTATCTCGCTGGTGGGTATGCCGAGGAAGAACGGAAAGTCTGCGCTCGGTGCGGCACTGGGATTGTATTCGCTCATTCTTGGCCCTAAGGGTGCTGAAGTGTATTCGGTTGCTGCAGAGAAGGAACAGGCTCGTATCGTTTTCCAAGACGCCCGCCGAACGATTGAGGCAAGCGCTGAACTCTCTGCTATCACGAAGTTGTATCGTGATGCAATTGAGCTGCCGAAGTTCAACTCGGTCTATCGCGTACTCTCTGCAGAGTCAGTGACGAAAGAAGGTCTGTCCCCGACGACTGTCATCTTTGACGAGTTGCACGCTCAACCGGATCGTGAACTGTTCGACGTGTTTTCTCTGGCTATGGGTGCGCGTGGGAAGTTGGCGACAATGATTGCTATCACTACGGCTGGGGTTCGTTCGGATCGTCACGGCAAAGACTCGATTGCTTTCAACTTGTACCAGTACGGGCAGAAGGTTGCGCGTGGCGAGGAATCCGATGACACGTTCTTCATGGCTTGGTGGGAGTCCGAGGGTGACCACCGATTACGGGAAACATGGGATGAAGCAAACCCTGGGTTTGGTGACTTGAATGCCGAGTCAGATTTTGAGTCTGCTATCAAGCGAACACCTGAGGCGGAGTTCCGTATCAAGCGCTGCAACCAATGGGTGAGCTCTGTGGAAACGTGGTTGCCTGCTGGCTCATGGGATGAGTGCGCTGGTGAGGTAACACTTACCTCCGACGATGAGATTGTTCTCGGCTTTGACGGTTCTTATAACGGTGACGCTTCGGTCATTGTGGGTGCTGTTGTCCCGAAGGTGGAGGGTGACCGGGTGAAGGTGTTCCTTGTGAAAGCGTGGGAGAAAGACTTAGAGCATGACCCGGATGACTGGCGTGTGGACATTAGCGAAGTCGAGCAAACAGTCATGGAGTTCTGTCAGAAGCACACTGTCCGCGAGATTGCGTGCGACCCGTTCCGGTGGCAACGGTCTATGGAGGTGTTGGAGAACAAGGGCCTCCCGGTGGTGTCTTTCCCGCAATCCCCGCAGCGCATGATCAAGGCGTGCGCTCGTTTCTATGATGCGGTTGCGGAGAAGAAGCTTGTGCATGACGCGGATCCGTTGCTCGCCCGCCATATCGGTAACACAGCCGTCAAGTTAACTCCGGCTGGCCCGCATATCAAGAAAGAGAACCCGAACTCACCGAGGAAAATCGACGCGGCTGTTGCAGCGATTCTGGCTCATGACCGCGCCTCCGGTAAGATAGAAGAACAGGTCATTCCTGAGTTTTTCGGTTAGGGGCGAAATGGCTACAAGTGTGCAGGTTGCAGGCATGACCGCTATAACGGTGGGTGCTTTGTTGTTCAGTGTTCCTGCCGGTTTGATTGTTGGTGGGGTTTTCTTGTTGGTTGTCGGCTTCGCATTGGGGAAATAATCCGTGTTTCTGAATCAGCTGTTTGAACAGCGTGCCATTTCTTATCAGACTGTTTTCGAGGCTGGCGATGACCTAGTTTTCGGTAACCTGTCTGACACTTACGTTGATAGTAAGACTGTGTTCCAGGTGAACGCGGTTTATTCTGCTGTGAGTCTTATCGCTGACACGATCAGCACGCTCCCGCTCGATTCCTTCATCCGACTGGATGGGCAACGTCGTGCGTTCCGACCTGCACCGGATTGGGTACGCCAGCCCGACATCGCTTTGCCCCGGACAGCGTTCTACAACTCGGCGATTGTGTCACTGCTCCTCGACGGCAACCTGTTCGTTCGGATTATTCCGGCCCGTGACGGCACAGTTGCGAACCTGATCGTCTTGAACCCGAAGACGGTGACGGTGAAGCGTAACGCCCGCCAGGAACTCATCTTCGAGATTGAGGGTGAGTCGAAGCCTCTGACGAAAGAGGAAATGATTTTCTTGCCCGATGTGCTTCGCCCTGGACATGTTCGTGGGGTGTCCCGTGTTGAGGCTTTAAAAGAGAACTTCGGTCTTGCGCTCGCTCTGGAGCGGTTCGCTGCAACGTTCTTCGGCCAGGGAACAAACCTGGGTGGGGTTATTGAGTTCCCAGGTAACTTGACGGCTGAGCAGGCTGAGAACCTCCGCAACTCGTTCGATGTGAAGCACAAGGGTTGGAGGCGCGGTCACCGCACCGGAATCCTGTCTGGTGGGGCAACCTTCAAGACTACGCAGGTGGATCCTGAAGGCGCTCAGAGCATTGAGGCTCGTCGCTTGGCTGTGGAAGATGTGGCGCGGGCTTTCAATATCCCGGCGAACATGCTGAACATCCCCGGAACAACAACTTACGCGAGCGTTGAGCAGAATAACTTGCAGTTCATCACTCACACTCTGCGCCCGATTGTGCAGAAGCTTGAGGGTGCTTTCTCCCCGCTGATGGCTCGTTACCCTGGTGGGGAAACAGCGTTCATCAAGTTCAACCTTGACGGCCTCGCACGCGCTGACCTACAGAGCAGGCTTTCGGCTTACAGCACTGGGCTCCAGGCTGGCTTCTTGACCATCAATGATGTTCGTCGCCTTGAGGACTTGTCTGACATTGAAGACCCCGCTGCTTCGCAGGTGCGCGTGCCACTGGCAAACATGAACATTGAGGCTGCTGACCTTATCGCTGATGAGAAGCGCGTGAAGATGGCGCAGGTGCTTGTGTTGTCTGGTTATGATCCTGCTGAGGCTTTGGCTGCTGTTGGTCTTGATCCGATTGCTCACACTGGTTTGGCTTCGACTCAGTTGCAACCTGTTTCGATGATTGACCCTGAGAACCCGAGCGCTGTCT